CAAGACATCCTGCGCGTCTGTTGGCAGTAGCCAGGGCTGACGTTCTCTGTCATAGCCGGTCGCGAAGTTGCTAATCAGAAACGGCTGATAACTCATAAGTACCTATAGAGAATGCGGAAGGTCACTAATCTTGTAGGGCCAACTGGAAATGAAGCATAAAGACTTGCAGGATCAAGAGTTCCATTGGAATAAACTGCTAATCCGGTGTTTGGGGCGACAAATAAAGCTAATGCAGGATTCGGACTTTCAGCTGAAGCCCCACACACGCCTGCGGATTTCACATAAAAAGCCTTCCCTGAAATTAACCCTGTAATATTTGTGCCAGTAGCCGGAACGTACCACCAGATTTCCCCATAAGTATTGTCGGGAGGTGTTACAAAGATTGTAGCTCCGTTACCTACAGATACTGCGTCTCTGTGAATCTCATTAAATCCTAACATAGATGTCATTACTCCATCCGACGGCTGCCTAAACCAAGGAATGCTATCTCCATAGACATCTTGCTGTTCCCATGTAATAGGATTAGTTCCGGACGTCGGAGCATTGATTGTCGGATCAGTAGCAGCCGGATCTATTGCACCGGAGCCTTGATCTATCCAGTGGACTGTCTTGTGGAAACCATCATTGGCAGCCGGAGAAAGATTAAATTGATGGTCAGCACCGATCATTGTCTGAAGACGCGCCATGTTATCCCTGTTCTCTTGAGGGAATAAAGCCGGCGACTCGGCGTTGGCAGGTTTTGCTGGATTAAAGCTCATGTATCACCATTGTGGGGCTGTGCGACAGGTTATAAATTGTTGCCATGTAACGGCTTGAACAAGTCCTCGGTACTTCTTAAACACCGGCATTACTTCGTTGTAGCGATCCATCTCGCCATAGTCGGAGAAGATATCAAGTGAGGTTCCGTAGGCGAGGTAACGATAGAGGTAGTCAAAGGGAATATTCCCATTCTCAGGCAGCGTCAACTCGTACTTATATGCCTGAATCTTAATGTAATATAGCTGGTCTGGGGGACCACGAAATGTGAGCTCGTTATTAAAATAGAGCACATCGGTTGGCCGTTGAGGAGTAAACTGCTCATAATTTGGCCACTTGTAGTAGAATTGCGCAGGATCTTGATACCAGAATAGTGACCAGCTATTAGGGTAAATAGGATCGGGTTGTGTGGGCCCGGAGCAGTAAGCTGGATCGGAAATAGTTGTATATCCAAGCGCTTGTAAATCAACCGGAAGAGGGTTTAGTGTGGTGGTGTCAATCGAGAACTCCCACCACGTATAATTCTTAAACAGCCGGACATCGATGCTCGATTGATTTACAATGAACTCATTGAGATACTCAAGCATGCGCGTGTCAGTAAAGAGTGGATCGCTAGCGTCCACTCTCCCTGTCGTATTGCGCAGAATTTCTATAACTCTTGCGGTCGTAACCATTAGTAATCCTCTACTCTCTGTAATGAGAATCGCGCGCGCTCGCCAACTTGTTTGGTTTCAGTGATGTTCTCTCCACCATTTTCGACTTTCACTTCTCCAAAGATGGGAACAGCAAGCTTGTTAAGAAACTTAACAACTGGTTTGGGTAAGTCGTATGTTTGTCCAGGTTTCAACTGCCCACGCCAATCAATATCTTTATTTCTTATCCATGTCTTGAGCACGTTCTCTGGTTGATCAAAACGCTGAAATTTGACCTTTACCTTCTCGTGGTACGATTCATCGGGAACCTTGATAGGATACACAGGTTGTGCGTGTTTATCGAACTGGCGGGCCTTTCTAAGCGCAATGCGCGCATGTCTATTCCATGTATCAAAATCCTCTAAGGTTTTGATCTCAAAACTATCAAAATCGAAAGCGTTTTCAGTCGGGACAGACTGATCAGTAGAAATATTTTTAATTTGTGGCTTCATAATCTCCTTGAGTTAATCCCCTGCTCGAAAGCAGGGGTGATTGTTTAAGCGACGCCGATGTTGAAATAGGAGTTGAACTTCGATGCTACGAAGTAGATGATGTCGTTATTGTTACCCATGACGGCAGTGCCAAGGGTTAATGCGTACACTGGTTGTGAATTAACAATGCCTAGGCTTGGACCTTCAAGAGTGGCTTGACCACCTGAAGTGTAAGTACCTAGGTTGTTAACCGGAACGCCGTATACATCGTAAAGTGATGCAGTTGTAGAGCTTAGAACATTAACGACGTATTCGTAGTTGTTAAGGATCGAACCTACTGCTCCATTTAATTGAGTGATGATAATGCGTGTACTTCCGGATACCCAACCAGCAGTTGACGGAACAGTGATAATGCAAGGAATCCCAGCCGCAGTTGTGCTGACGCCAGTAATCGCTTGCTGTTCAGCAACAAACCCGGAAGGTGTGTTGTTGATAGTTACACCATTAGTTGCCTCAAGAGTAGAGGTTAGAGTAGTAGTCCCGCGGTTGATAATAAGACCATTACCGGATGGAAAATTTCTAAACCACACACCCTGAAGATTGTTCGTATCTGTGCCGAACTTGGTGTAGTTATACCACTCAAGTTTATCGGCCTGCCATGGAAGCACTAAGTTGTAAGCCGCTCCAGCAGACTGTAAATAGCCTCCGAAGGTGTTAGTCACCTGTGAAAACTCTCGTGTACCTGCATAAAGCAGGTTTGAATTATAAACTGTTGCTGTCATAACACCTCCTTATCGTGTGCAGCGCATGTTGATGACCCAGCTATCGTCAAGAATGACCGCACCTAGACGGCCTTTCCAACCCATAGTTTGTCTTTGGTTCAACGGATCCTGTCCAGCACCTAAAGGCTTGATTATCATCTCCATAGACTGATCATCTATGGTAATGCGACCATAAGCATTAGCTGCGAAAAGGAAGTTAGAGTACACGGCAGGAGACACTGTTGTGTCTTTATACGCTTGAGATGTCTTGACAAGGCGAACCTCATCACATGATCCGAACTCGGATTCAAGCACACTCATTTGTCGGGGATAATCGGCTGTAGGGAGAAAATTAGACAGGTTCTTGAAGTCAGTTCTCAGGTCTGTGTGGATGATCATCCAATAGGCTGCCCATACTGGCGCTGTACCGAATGCATTGACCCCTTCTATATTCGGGGACATTTTTTTGCCATTGTTACCTTCTAGGTAATCCACAGCAAGTTCTAAGTCTGTAGTCGTGGGCTCAGTTATCGCATTTCCATTGACTCCGTTTAGGCAGTCGATTTGCGAACTTGTGGCCTGTAACATATTACGAATTATTTTATCGTAGGTAGAATGCATGTTCTGCGCGAGCATGTCTGCGACTTCATTTGCGGTTTGATCCTGGACAGTGACTATAATGTCATCTGACAGTTCGACTATTTTTCCGTATTGACTTACAACCGCGGTTATGTCAAACTTGGTAACTTGCTCTGCACTTGGGGTTACACCTTCAGTTAACGGAGTCAAACTATCAGCTAAGTTATCAAAACGACGGAAGATCGCATTCTTTGAGTTCTTCTGCGGTATCCTACGCTCTTGGGCAAAGTACCCGTGGACGTAGTATGGCATGTGTCTATCCAGAAGGATATTATCGAAAAACAGATTGACCTCTGGGTCAACTGTAGTCGTGGTAGTTGTTCCTGCAACCATATATGGGCACTCCTATTAGAGTTCCCCTCGCATAACCTTTTGTCTATATTCTCTAAATGCGGGTGTTCCTTGAATGCTTTTAAGGTAAGCGCTATTGCTTGTAGGCGCAGCCTTTGCCACCGTGATAGGTGAGCCGGGCTTATTAGCATTAGCGACAATCTTTGCGCCTTCATTTCCTGTTGCATAGTTCTTTTTAGTTTCTACTAGGTGTTGATAGTCTTCTACAATCTCAGCCGCGCGTGCATACCGGTTTTCCGAAGATTTAATCGAATCGGCTAGCCAGGGCTTTTTTTCTAAAATTTGATCTAAATACTTTTTTACTTGAGCCATTGCCTTAGGGTTCATGTCTTTATAAACTTCTTCGCGGATCTCACGTTTAGTAAGTGCTTGCTGTGACTTGAATTCCTTCATGTCCAACAGGCGTTCCGGATCTTCGTCCTCTTCTAAAACTTGCGCTTCATTCTCAGACTTCATCCTTTCTATGTAATCCGCGTATAGTCTATTCTGTGCTTCAAGATCTTGACGCTTACGGCGTTCCGCTTGAAGTGCAGTAAGTGGAACCTGTTTCGGTTCACTTGAGACTTCTTCTTCAGCTACATCGATACTTTCCTCGGAGACAGGCTGTTCGATGATTTCTGACTCTTCTTGTTCTTCCATTTTCAACTCCCGTTAGTGTAAACTGCCGAGCTCCGGCAGAGAGATAAGAGCGCCATTCTTGCTGGCGACGCAGATAGTTTTTCCCAATGTAGGGAAGTGCAACATGTCCCCCGGGTACATCACCCAGAGCAATGTCTTAACGCCTCGTCTGTTGTCTACCTCATAGACGAAGCTTTCTCGCACCAATCCCGGCTTCTCATCGCAAGCCTCAAGGAAAGGTTTGACTATTTGTTTTCTTCCGATTTTTTCTTTACTAGCCTTGCCCAAAATCCAGTATAGATCTTTTGAAGAGTTTGCATTTAAGATTCTCTCCATAAGTACGTTGAAGTGGTCAGTGACTCCTCCCAGTGCTTCCTTGTGCAAGCGCTCTTTCTCTTGGGCAGGTAGTATTAGCATCCGGACTGTCCTCTTAAGTTTTCTTTCATTGCTTGCTTTCTGATTTCACTTTGCATTTTCTGCATGTCGGCATTCTGCCCACCGTAACCAGACGCACTAGGAATGCTCGAACCTTTTCGAGGTACTGATAAGGGATTAGACTTATGGCCATACTCGCCATATGCCGCACGTCCCGCGTTCCCTTTTGGAGGGCTATAGCCTGTTTCATTGCCATACCCTTGCATGTATTCCATGCCTTTACCTTTCATAAATCCTCCTATTCGGATTTAAGTTGTTTTGCTTTCTGCATGTCTCTGTCGAGCTGCTTTTCTATACGTGCCTCGTGCGCGATCTGTAGTTCTTTAGCTACATTGATCACATCCATAAAGGATTTCCTGTCGAGGTCTTGAATCTCCTTGGCCGTCTTCGCGTTATCAAGGAGTGCTTTCGCATAATTCTGTTCGCCTTCTGAAATACGTTCTTTTGCCAAACCGATGTCGGCAAGAACGCGGGCACGCCTTTCTTCTGCAAGTGCAAGGTTCTCTTCTGTCTGAGAAATAGCCAGGCGTCGAGAGATTGCTTCGTCTTCCTGCTCTTGCTCTGCTGCTTGTTCTTGCATCTGTTGTTGTTTCGCCAAGATCTCGCGCAACTTGGTGCTTCCTTGAATCGGAGCTGCTTCTAGCACGGCATCCCAAGGGATTGGCGCACCAAGTTCGAGAAGTTGGAGGAGTTGGTAGTAGTAAGCTTCGCGCTGTGTAGGCGTCTTAACTGCCTGCTTAATAGCGCAATCGTATTCTTGAAATTCTCCGGAGAAGAATTGCTCAGTAGGCTCTCTTCCCGTCATCCGGAAAATCTTACCAGGCGTGAAGTTCTTTTGAATTGCTTCAAGGACTAAGCGCCCTACTTGCTTTTTGGTATATTCATAATTATCGAAAAGGCCGCGATTGCCTTTAAGGCCGTTTGAAGTGCGAACCTCGGCGAGCTTTCCCGATACCTGAGAGTCTCCAACGCTAGATAGACCCAGTAATTCTTCACTGGCTCCGGGGATCTCCATAATGTTTTTGTCCATGATGTCTTGGTATTGCAAGTATCCTGGAGGGATTTGGGGAGGGAGGATTTCTCTGAGATCTGAGTTAACATCATAACCTTCATTTACAACTACTTGACGACCTGCACCGGCTTGCATAAGCATCTGAGGATCAAGTACAGCACCATTCTTACTAATCCATCCGGTATTAATTACGGATTCCATTAAATCGATTATCTGCGAGTGACGTCTGTTATATTGGCGTTGTGCATCAACTATACAGCGGACTATGCCCTGTATCTTCAACTCGTACGTGTCGATTAACGGTTCAAAATATCCTAGCATTAAAGCGAAAGGGAACGTCGATACGTTTGTAGGGTCAGCACCTTCGTAGAGCAATCTACCTCCAACAATAACGCTGTATTGTACTGTCAGCTTATGGGAGTTAATCAACTGTAAGTGTGGAGTTTCAATAAGAGCTTCTTTAAGGTATTTCTCTTCTTTCCGCGTCCCGTTCCACTCAGTAGTAACACCTGTTTCAGTATCCACTAAGTACTTCTGCTCCACATTCTTACGAACCCAGTACTCGTCATAGGTGAGAAGATTCTTAGCGATGTACGTGGAATTGTATTGCCTGTAAATACCGAGATATTGATACTTGTTATCTCTGATCCCTGTAGGAATGTTATCGATGACTTCCGGATCAATAAAAGGAAGTAAAGCCTTTACCTGTTCTCTCGAAAGCAATTGACGCGTTGATGCTTGGTCGCAATCTCCGAGATCCCTTCGTGTATAGTAGGGATCAAGCATCAGCGCGTTAAATGGTCGCCAGAAGAATTTGATGTCTCCGCAGACTTTATCCTTGGAGTAGTCCATGTAGATGCCTATGATGGCCAACCCAGTCTTAAGCATATGCTCGAAAGCTTCCGAACATATGTAATCGAAGTCGCCCTTTTCATAGACTTGGTACATAACATCGGACAGTAGATCAGCAGTTTCTACATCGGCATCTTCCACCGGCGTGCAAACGGTAGCCATGCGATTCTCGCGCTCATATCCGGAATACAGGTTAACGACACGACGGATCTTATTAAGCTCAAGAACCATCCTGTTTTGTTTAAGGAGTTTCTGCTTTTCAAGGTTAGTCCAGTTATCCCCCGCGTACGCGCGAAGATCACGGTATTGAGCAGCATAGAGGACACCCCATGTGCGCCATGCATCATAGTAAAACTGTTGCCACTTGAATAGTGTGCCTCCACCTTGGTAGGTAGATTGGCCGGTGTATGTCATGAGTGAACTTGATAATGGTTACAAATATTCCCGGCGAAGTTGCGCCCAAAGCTCTGCACTCATTCCCGCTCCATTTGTCAGTTTTGCGATTGATTCAGCCGCGTAAATCAATGCTTTCGTTCCATGTGAAGCCCAGTTGTGAAGGGACTTATCCCTATAGCATCCCATCTTATCGTTCCATTCCTTCCGGAACGCCTCGACTGCGCGTATGCCTCCTGCGCACCTGTGTTGATCGAAAAACATGCGGTTCAATGTGCTTCTGAGGCACTCAATACCGAACTGCTCATTTTGATCACGCGCAAGGACATCGATCTTAAGACCTGCTTCAATGAAGTAGTCCGCGTAGCATTTGCCGGAACCTTTCTCTCTAGCTTTAGCATCATGAGGCAAGATGTGCCTGTCAATGACGTATGGTCTTGTCTTTAACCACTTTATATAATGCGCAGCACTTTCATCGCAACTTTCGTAGTAATCGATACAATGTATCTCCTTACCCACGAGTTGATAGATCCAGATTGCGCAATTATCGCCAATACCGATATCGGCAGCGCTGTACGTCTTTGCATGCTCGGATGGAGGTAGATGACATATGCGATGCTCTTGACGCGCTAAGGACATGTTCTTTGCAAAATAGAAGCCTTCATGCGCAGACTCGAATGCTTCCTCGGGAGTACTTGGGTACTCGCGTTTCATGTACTCGCCTTGCGTGAGCGACTTCTTGTAGTACCATGCCTTTTGACCGTCAGTAAGTTCTATGCCTTTAGATTGAAGATCTTTGAAGTAAAGCTCCATGTCTTTCGGGATGATAACATCCTTAGGATCTATGGAATATTCCGGATGTTGCCACCAGGAGAAAAACCATAGCTTCCAGTCAAGATTTCCCAGCGGTGTACCGAGATCTTTAATTTCTTGAGCGCGTTTACATAGTTCAAAAAAGTGTCCCTCTCTTCCGCGAGCTGTCGACTCAATACAGATAAACTGTCCTGCTTGAACAGCATTGAGCGCACCGGAAATAATCTCGTTAGCTTTAGAAGGGTTTTCCTGACAAATCTTGGCAAACTCGGTGATATGTAAGAGTTGGAGAGTTCCACCTCGCAAACTCGTCGCAACCCTAAATACCGAACCGTTCTGGAAACGCATTTCATGTACGTTATCCCGGTGCGCAGGGCAGAGATCTCTAACGAACTGAGGCAAGTTGTCATAAGCGAATTTAACCTTATCAATGAATATCTCACGAGCAATAGGCTTGCTATCAGCTACAATAGCGGCATTCACGTTATTGTTCCATAAGCATGCATCTAGAAATAAAAGTGCATGGAATGTGCTTACGCCAAGTTGGCGAGCCTTAAGGACAATATTTAAGTAGTGAGGCTTAAGAAGAGCATCCTGCGCCCAGTTAGGCTGGAAGTTAACTACTTGACCATTCTTATCTTTGATCTTGTAGAGATGAGCTAGGCGCCATCGTTTGTCGCCTAAGTTAGCAAGTACTTGTTCTTGTGTCAGTTCAGTCATATCCTAAGATTAATGACTAAATAAAATACTTTACAAGTTTTACGGAGGAGGGGGTGGTGCGGGATTCTGTATATACAGATTAGGGCCGGTAAGAGTCATCTGCGGATTGCCATCGCCTGTGAATGGTGTATAGTCTCTTCCATCGATGTAGTTGCCGTTTGCGTCCACTAGAATGAAGGTGTTCGTAGTGGGCAACGCGACGTAGTACAGGTTGTTGTTGAGCTGCTCCATACCTGTAGCATTTGCGAAAGGGAACTCCTGAAACTGCGTACACCGGAGCGCGTAACCCGGAAGAAAACCGTGATCATCTATCGTGACCACAATAGGTAAAGTGTTAGTGATGCTAGTAGGAGTATGATGCTCATTAGTAAAATGTGAGGGGCTGCTGTCATATCCATCGCCATCGCGAACTAATGCCATGTTAACCTTTATTGTACGCTTTTTTGATCGCTCTCCACAGATTCTTCGGCGCGTGCGGATAGTTCTCCACAAAGCTCTTCCTTAACCTTTTCGCTACAGTCTTTCTCATATTCAGCCTTAAGTAAATAGTTGTTTAAAAAGAATTCAGATTGACGGATCTGCTTTATCTTCAGGTGTAGAATGGTTGTATTGAGTTCCTGAACACATTTCGATATTTCAATGAAGTGCTTACGTGGCACAAACATTTGATTCAACACACACATGAATGCGATCCCGAAGCACAGTCCATAAAAAATAATCATTCCTATCTCCATTTTAATAGCGGGAGTGGGAGTCGAACCCACTGAAATAAGGTTATGAGCCTAGTTAGCCTCCAAGGCTTCCCGCGGTATTGTCAGAAAAGGGTTCGAACCTCTAACCGCATGAACCAAAGTCATGTGCTCTACCAATTGAGCTATCTGACAAAAAAGTCCCCTAACAGTGCGAAAAACTTCGCAATAAAACGCACCATAAGGGACAAATTTCCTGAGCTAGCATGCCAAGATGCCCTTTGACTGAATCGAACAGCCATCTTCTCTTTACAAGAGAGTTGCTCTACCATTAAACTAAAAGGGCTAAAGATAGTTTTTTCCCGGGCTACGGCTAGGTAACACTATCAAACTATGTCTGACCCTAGCAGGAGTCGAACCTACGTTCTCGGATTGAAAACCCGATGTTCTAACCATTAAACTATAGAGCCATAACACCCGACTGGACTCGAACCAGTGCGCTCTTGCATGATTTCGTCGATGCAAGCGATCTACCAACTGAACTACGGATGTAAAGAGTGGCTCTTTTTAACGTGGTAGCCTCCACGGATGTATATAAGCCGTACATCAACGCAAATAAGTGCCTAGGAATTGCACCTAGTACTGCCATCACTAGCGAACAGCCGGCTTTCTGTCTGCCCCGCACTCAAATGTATAATAGTGTAGAGAGATTTTTACTTCTACTCTTCTTTTCCTAATTGTTTGAGACGTTGCTCAATATATTCAATTCGATCTTTTGCGATCTCACGATCGTCATATGATTTAGAAAAGCACTTCATCCACTCTACCAATTTAGACAATCGCCATTCATAATCCTCATCGATATCTTCTAATTCTTTAAGATGATATTCTTTCTCTCTTTTCAGATTGCCAACTAGCTCTTCAACACACACATCCAAAACTTCTTTCGTTTCTTTCAATTCTTTTTCGCACATAAAACCCTCCCTGTTAAGTAAATCCAAGATAATCTCACGAGTGATTAACGTAAACACTTTTTTAGAATGTTTGCATTGTTTTGAAGATATCCGGATGATGGGTGTACATAACTGGAGATAAACATGAAAGACTTTTTGAGACTAATGATATGCGAACTTGTAAGTGCGCCTGAGAATGTAGTAGTTAATGAAATGGTTGGTCAAAACACAACCATGTTTGAGGTGTCATGCAATAAAGGTGACGTAGGTAAGATCATCGGTAAAGGTGGCAAGACCATTGAATGCATCCGGCACATCATGATAGCCGTCGCATCCAAGTCCGGAACGCGGATTAACATTGAGATCCTTGAATAGCTAATCTTTATATGGGTCATATTCTCTTATTACGGCAGTGAGGATCAAAATTTCTAGCGTCATTATACGGCTTGCGCTTTTCCTTGCCGGATTTAATCGCTTTTTCGAGACTCATCGCGCTTCCATGTACTTTCTAGTCTATAAACGTTAATCCACTTAAGCTCTTTATTTGCTTCGTGTGTATCTTTTATTTTCTGTGGAATTCTGGAATCCAAAAAATCTATAAGTTTTTGATTTATTTGATACCCAACAGGATAAGATGCAAACATATATGTGCTCCAACCACTTACGCCGTATAAGATAATTACATCTCGCGCTGAATCATCTTGAAGAATTTTCATAATACAATCCTAATTGGTTTATTCACAGGTTCATACTCTTCATCCATATGCGCAGCGTTGATGCAGATAGTATCCGGTTTGTCAGAGAAATTATGTTTTAAAGTCATTTGACCGTAGCCACCATGAATATGCCCAAACACATGCAGCTTGGGCTTCACGCGCTCAACAGCCTTGCGCAGCTCTTCGCACCCGCAGTGTTCACCATAACGGTTAGTATCGAGTATTCCCCAAGGAGGACCATGAGTGACAAGGATATCTATGTCATCCGGAATTAAATCCCACTTAGCTTTAATAGCCTCACCACGATCGAGCATGAAGTGCCAGTTGTAGAACGTTGGTGTCCACGGTGATCCCCAGATTTTTAAGCCTTCGTATTCTTCCATCGAGTCTTGAAGATAACAGCCTACAGAAAAGTATCTCCTAGAGACTTTTTCTCTTTGAAGAAATCCATCGTGGTTGCCGGCAATGATAATCTTCTTGGGATAATTCTGTTTCATCAACCAATCATTGAAGTTGTGATATTCCTGTAACATATCAGCCCCAGTCAAATCTCCGGCAACGATAAGAAGATCTCCTCCATGTAAAGCGGGTTTACATCCATGAAGGTCGGATATGCAATCGATTATCATTTTTCTCTCCAATAAATCACAAAAGGAATTCTCTTTTTGTGAATGAAGTGCCAAGGCATTAATTCCACATCATTCATAATCTCTTTCCTGAATCGACATTTAATCGGGCGAGAGAAACCTTTTGCAAAACATTTGTAAAATCCATTTTTATCAGGGATATGATCATCTACATGAATCCACTTAGTAGCTTGAGCTCTAACTTTTCCCATTCAACTTCCTATTCCTTTCTTAGTCCAATTCCAATAACCATAAATGTGGAAGCCTAGACTAACCAGACATCCTCCAGTTTGCACGATAAGGCCCATACAAGCGTTCCGCGTAGCCCAATAGCAGATACATATACCCCACAGCACAAAACACGCACGGCGACCCCTTACATTGAGCCAGCGTCCGAGTTTGCCTAGAATGGTGAAGGCAAGATCAGTCAGCTCGCCCATCTAACACCCTTGCGATTACATTCGCAATCTATCGCATGTTCACCACATCTATCGCATTCACCGCTCATTATGCCCTCGGAATTATCAAAATGTTATCCTTCACCCAACAGTATTCCCAGAAAGTCATGTCCGGATAGTGCTGCTTCACGAAGCCGTACTTGGTAGTGAGTACAAGTATGCTAATTATGCACAAAAGTATGATAAAAATTGTATAGAAAATTAGTTTCAATGTTTATTTCCTTGAGTTATGATTTCTTATGAACCGATTGTTTACATACTATAAACATCGATCTACTCTCTAAAAACAGCCGGTTATCAACTTTTCCACACTCTCTGAAGATGAAGAAGAAGTCTTTATATAATACTCTTCTTAAGTAGAGTGTGTGGGAAAGTTTATGGCCAGGGAAGGCCAAACTTCTTCTTAGTAATCTTTGCCATGCGCCCATCCGGGTGATGCCATACGATGCCTTCATATTCCATACGTGCCAATATGCGTTCAATCTCATCGTATGTACGTGGATTGTGGCAAATGTTGCAGTAGTTATGAATGTAGTCGAAAATACTATTCGTCGCATGTCGAATGAGTGCATTATGCCCAGTATTGTGAGGATTACCCTGCACTTCAGGGCCTACAAGCTCATAAGTACCATCGTCAAACCTGCCTTGCCCCCACGCCCATGCCATCTGGTGGTAGTAGTCCTTCATGGTAACAGGAATCCAATAGATATGTTGTCCGCGATCAGTCATATCTCCGCAGTGAATCCAGTCATTTTGCGGAGGATGCTTGCGCACGCGCTCAGTTTTACTTACAAGTTTTGAGTTATCATAACGCTTATAGAGCTTTCCATTGATCACCGCGCACGCAGACCCATCCAATTTCGCAGTAGGAACACCCTCGCCGTCGATAACCCACTGGCATAGAGGATTAACCTCGCGCGTGAGGATATGGTCGTCTGTAGATAGGAATAAAGAAGGAATCTTTTTCATTAAATTTCCTCATAATAAGCAATGCGTTTGCGTGAGATCATGAAACACGCAACGCAGCGGAATTTGATATCTATTATTTGTATATTGGAGTATTCAGCTTCACACGCGAACTTCCGGAGAGTCTGATCTTCAAGAGCATTCTCAAGATTTCTTACGATTTCCATCATCCACCCATCGCGCAAGTAGAAAAAACACTTCGTCTCCATCGTACCTCTAGAAGAAAGTTGCTGGATACATTTCGCGAAGCTCTTGCATGATGTTGCTCTCTCGCTTCTCGCGCCACGCATACACCCATTTCATGCCTTTCCAGCCCTGTGTTGGATCAAAACTAGCGAGCCCTATAAAGATGTCCTTTGCGCAGTAATTGCGCCCTATGGCCTCCAATTCGATGTTTACAGAGGGGATGGCATCGTGCACTAAAACCCAGCCATCTTCCTTCTTGTTCTTAAAGTCTTTGTATGAATTTTGCGTGTCGTACATGTATACCTCGTTGTTTTTCGCCAAGGTATCTATATAGATATTTTTTGGAAAGAAGAATTTTCTATGGAGCCGGGAGGGTGAAACGCATGAACTTAGTGTTCTTCCATGGGTTGTACGGTATGCTCTTGAGTGAAAACATCCGGACTATAATGTGCTTACGCTGCACGCGGGGAATGCGCTTGGCTCTCTTGCGCTTAGGAAGAAGATGACGAAAATCAACAACCCATGAGTCTTTGAGCCAAGATGGAATGCGGTCATCGGTGATAAGTTCTTTATACACAAACTTAAACATCACTCACCTCTAAGTTTCGCAAGCGCGATACGATGAGAGTTCACTTCATCACACACATGATTCATCATACGCCTGACTATGGAATTGTACTCCATGCGCTCAATGCCAAAGTACGCATTTGCCTTACACAAGTCCTCAAGGTAGCCAAGCACAGCCTTCCCGGCATCTATGCGCTTTAGATAGTATTCTTCAGTCGCCATTTCCATCTTCCATTCACCCTTTTTTTAGTGCGCACGCGCGGTGCCTTCTTCTTTAGTTGCCTCATAACCCGGTACGCTCGTCCCCATAGTAGGAACTTGATGCCTAGAGTTTCTATTTGCCTCATAGGATCATATCCACCATCGTATGGACGGTAGATGTACTCCTCGTATCTGCGCTCGCCATCGAGAGATTCTGCCCAGCAGGTTAGTATAGTCTTAGCATAATTTAATTGCTCTAGAGACTTCATCGTATCAAATAGCGGTGTAAACTCGATCCACTTACCTGCCCATACACCGAAGTACGGCTTGCCGTCAATGGTCTTGCGCTCGTGCTTCTGGATCATGGTTATTCGCCCCTAAGAATACATAATCTGTTTCTCAAATCCTTCAACTCAGCTCTTATAGTTTCAATAAATCCATTGTCACTGAGGCTACAACTCCATCCCATAAAATCCCCATATTGCTCCGATGTACTGAGCACGTAACCATGCATACTCTTCAGTAACTCTATCGCTCTTATCAACTCATCCTTAGATAATCTATCCATGTGCACCTCCGCGTACGCACACAAAATATATGGTAGAAATTTTTTCGCGAAGCACTATCTCGCGGGGCACATAATATTATGGTAAAAGTTTTTTTCGAATTTGCATTTGAATGTGACCGAGGGATTGATATATGTATTTCGATGTAACCGGTACCGACTAAGGATCAACTTCAAACTTTAATTTGCTTTCCTTTGGTGGTCGGCCCTAGGGGTGTCAAGTGCAACGTTGCACTACGAACTCGTAGTACAACGTAGGATGTAGGCTTGTGGATGGTGTGTGAGTACAGTGGGGTGTGAGTACTATGACTCTGCGGGGTTGGCTGTCCTGTTGAGGACGAAGTCGAATGCTGCTTTGGCTATGTCTTGCGTAGCATTAGGGTTCATGTCTTGCTCGTAACCGCGTGCGCGTGCGCGTGTCTTTAATAGAAATATTTTCAACGCCGTATCTTTTTCGTGTATTGCTTGATACTCACATGCATTTTCGAGTTGATCGACCCATGCTTCACGGGCCTGATCACGAGCTTCTTTAACCAATGGATCAGATTCGACGGCTCTATGTATGGTTAATCTAGTACATCCTATAGCCTCTGCAGCGCGCGAGATGTTACCATCATGTTTTTTCAATGCTTTGATCATATCTTCGCGGTTGACAGGATGTGCGCCGGGGCTGGGATCACGCGCCTTTTCACCGCGCTTATCTTTACCTTTTGGAAACCCGACCATAATACTTACTTTAAACTTTAATATTTACGTTTATATACACTTGTTAGCAACACCGTCAAACGCCCGGCAGGCTAAAGGCTCCAGTCGTCGCCTATGAGTCAAGCTTGATTATACTCGATCGTATTAAATACCCTTATTTTAGTCAAATATCACAAAACTACTCACTTAAACCCCTGATTATCAACCGCATACAATTAAAATAATCTTTAGTGTTGCACTTAATCTGTTGCGTATGCTATAGTATTGGATTAATCAAACAGTCTCGCTTAATCATTAGTGATAAGCTCGTAGCGTTGGATTAACACAAACCCTAAACAAACAAACAACAAAGAGAATGAGTATGAAATCACTTGCAGATTTAAAAAGAGCAATGCAACTAGGTACTAAATGGGATTGTTTCCACAACTATTATCACAAAAACATGGGTGTTCGCGAAATATCTATTGTGCAAAAGAATGGAGTTGCATTTAAAACAACCCGAGAGGACGGTACAACGTGTAATTCATGGTTTTATTTTCCAAAGGCAAGGGAATTAGAGTTTGTCGGCGATGATAAGGTGTTAATTATAGAAAATGGAGTGATATTCATGACATACGAAAAGATAGGTAACAATGAATAGAGAACAGATATTAGAATTCTTCCGCGATGATGATTCACTCAATACTTTAAATGAGTACGACCGTAGGGAGATTGCATTAGCATGTTTCTCTTTTAGTGATAAATTAACACGATTAGTTGAATTAGGATGGGATATTTTAGAGGAGGACGATTAACATGAAACTAACAGACAAGCAAATAAAGAATAGAGCTACACGCGAAGAGAATACACGTGTTTTTGATCACATGATGTTACCCCCAAGGGATATTATCGCTGAGTGTAGCGACGGTACATGGATAAAGCGAGCGTGGAGCTTCTTAAATAGCTTCGGTTGGGATAAATGGACTAAAGTTTAAGCCTTCTCTTAGCTCTCAATCATTTGAGGGCTAAGGGATCACCTTAAACCAACAACAAAGAGAAATACAATGAATAAAATACAAACACTTGCTCAATATTTAGATTGCGAAATAGATGAAATACACGAACAAAATGAGTGTACCTATACTTTTCACAGCGAGGAATACATAGTTTACACTGACGATGAAGCTGATAGCGCGTGCAGGGAATACATACAACAATCCCTTTGGTCATTCAGGCCTGAATTTATCGCTCATTACACTAAGGCCAGTGAATTTAATTGCTATGATGGACTTGTTGAGTCTATCCGTTGCGTACAAGAGAAAATGTGTGAAAGCTGCAATGGTATGATTGCTGCAATGATCGACGATATAGACGATTTTATAAACGATGCTATAAGCGCGGATGGGCGTGGACATTTCTTGTCCTCTTATGACGGTCATGAGAATGAAGAAGGCGATTATTACATTTACAGGAGGTAATTAATGGAAAACAATAATTGGATTCAGCACATGGAATTTGCGGTGTTAATGTTAACACTCATAGGCACAATGTACATGATAGACGGCAAGATAGAGCGTCAAGGCGCGCGCACTGATAAGTTATATAAAATGTTCATTGAAATAGTGAAGGGGAAATAATGGTTAGACTAAGAAACTATCGTGACGGCGAAACGTTCGCTGCAAAATTCCCAAACGCGAGTGATGATGATTACTTTTACATTACCTTGCAACCATATACGGATTATGACTCATGGAGTCCCGAAGCATTAGCAGGTGAAGAATATAGCTTGTTGATTGAAGTTGAAGGTATGATATTTGCCGTTCAGAATATAGATTTTGAATAAAACACCCCCTCTTACGAGGGGGCATAACCCTTTTTGACACAAAACAAAAGAATGTTAGATGAATAACAACTTTGAAATGACTATACAAAACAAGATACAATATGTCAAATATATGTTGTCGATACGCGAATCGTTTAGCGTGATAGCAAGGGGATTCGAGCGGTCGGAATATAATGAGCAATTGAACGAACTACGAAAAATGTTAAAGGAGTTAGAGGAAGAAAATGGAAAAAACCAAAGTTGAGATAATGGAAGAAATGCAAAGAGACCACATGAAAATGGTTGAGAAATACAAAGACAGAATCAATGCGACTACTTTTTCATTTTGGATGAGCTGTCTCACAATTGAAACTATGTATAACCTCATGGTTGAGCCCACTACTGATAAAATATTGCACAACTTAGAATTAGCCGTCGAAACGGTTTGTGAACAACTGGAGGCACAAAATGATGAATGAAACATTGAAAGGAGCACTTCTTCAAAACTGGGAGCACGCGCACGAACTAAACACATTCGTTGAGGCTCGGGTTTATGACCCGGCTTCCATTTGCGAGTGGTATCTCATTGCGATGAATCCGGATAACAACGATGAGATTGCAGCGATAGTATGCAAAGACACAATAGAATTAGAAATGATCAACATTAACGACCTTCTGACGACACTAAATAGTGAAGGCTTACCCTTGGTATGGGACGAACACTTTAGACGCGACAAGGGCCTAAAGATTTGGTCTAGGCTAAAGAAACAAAGGAACGGAACGTATGGATTATAAAGAGTGGAGCATTGAGCACGCGATCATCTACTTAACGTATGCAAAGGCTGTCATTAAGCCGTTGAATGAACATATCCACAAGTTTTGCAGTAAGGGCATATTCGACGAAGCGGAGCAAGCGCTTATCGATAGCTTACTAATCGGCATGACACGCCTTGACGGCGAGTTTATACAAGCAATCGAACACTGTTTACAGAGAACAGACAAATCCGACCACATCTTGTTAGCAATCAATCAAGTCTTAAAAGACAAAGGCATAGAAAATGACAATTCTAAAGAGTAACGATTATGACAGATTCCAATTATTGGATTGGAATAGGCCCATCCAACACGATCATGTGCTTGCTTTAAGAACGAACATGGAACAAGACGGATATGATAAAGCATATCCCATAAAAGTTTCAAGATCTCTTGAGATTATCGAGGGGCAACACAGATTTTTAGCTGCTAAAGAGGCTGGCGTCGAAGTGCACTATGTCATCACAGACGAAGAAGTGGGGCAGTCTATCTTAAAGCATCAAACATTAACTAAGTTTTGGCGCAAGGATGATTTTCTACATCACTGGAAGCAACGCGGAAACCCGCATTATCTTTCACTTCATCAGCTCATTACACGGTACAATCTTTCAATCGATAATGCTATCGGAGCATGTTTGAAAGGAGGGCGCAGAGAATGCAGTGCTAAAGCATTCATGGATGGCAAGTTTGAGATGCACTATTCATTGCAAGATTGCGAGGAAATCATACTCAAAGCAAAAACCATAGTTGATCACATAAAAATGTGTAGAGGGAAAAAGAGTAAATTCACGAATGCAGCGCGATTCTGGGAGGCGCTTTATCATTTCTTGCGAATACATAAGATTGATATCGAGGAATTTAACAGGAAGATTGATATGCGCGGAAGTGCTTTCAGCCTTAAATTGAGTAAGACGGAATATGTACAAATGTTTGTAGAGTGCTACAACTATAGCAGAAGAGTAGCTAAAATATGAAATACGTAATTGTAACGCGCATCAGCGATGTTCAGCAGCAGGACGGCACGTCGCCGGAAAGCCAGCTTGAAGACTGCCTTAAGTATATTAAGGGAGCGTCCTATATTCATTTTCATGACATAGGTAAGGGGGGCATCCCCCTTAAAAAGCGCAAAGTGCTACTAGAAGCTATATCTCACTTGGAAAAAGGGGATGTACTACTATGCCCGCGCTCTGACAGATTATCGCGCAATGGTGATACTATTGCGCTTATCAAGCACTTGGTGCAAGAGCGCGGTGGTACTATCGAGTATGCAGACGGCACAAAGATTGCATGCGGGGCTAATGCTAGCGACTGGCTGCAAACAAAGATGTTAGAAGTGCTTGCGGAATATGAAAGGCTAGTGCTCAGCGGACGCATCCGGCGCGCATATAAGCAAAAGCGCGCGAAGGGTGAAGCGATGGGGCGTGTGCCATATGGATACAAGATCATAGAAGGGTTCGTGGTCGAAGATGTTCAGCAGCAAGCTATTTTAGCGAGTATGCACGCACTGCGTGAGCAAGGGAAGTCGTTCCGGGAAATAGCGCAATTGCTAAATAGCCAAGGGCTTTATAATTGCTATAATCGACCGTGGCATTATCCAAACATTCATCGCATCCTAAAAAGGATTGAATCTGAACAAGGAAACCTTCCTGTCCACGCTTAACTTTCTTCTGATCGTATATCCACTCAATGCGCGGGTCGTCATCAGCGCGCCCGCGCTTAAGTCCGGGAATAAGGAAATCAGCCACCGCGTCACGCACCCACTTGAAACTAAATTGTAGGTTATCGCTATCAAGCGTCCGTGTCCCATGACGAGTGAGTTTAACCGTGCAGGGAAGTTGAAAAAGTGCGCCCTTAAGAGCGTTTTCCACACCACATCTCTGCTCTTGGTGCCGGCGTGCAGCTTTGATCCAATGTTCACGGATGTTTCCCTCAGATACAGTTTTTACCGGCACGAACACTTCAATCAAAGTCATAGAGATCGTCCAATGCGAGATCATACTCGCATCTTTCATTAGCTTCTTGAGCAGTCACCACAATCGCAATGTTCTTAGCCCATTTCATCGTAATGGGATCTTCTAAATTTATCACATTGTGCTTGTAGCACTGGTGAAAAAAGTAGACTGATCCCATCAAAACTTGCTCGGTGAAGTCGTAAATGTCATCCGGCGGGATGTTGTTACGCATCCATTCCACATGGAGCTTGTACTTCTCCATGACATCTTTCTTGTTCATTCACGACCTCAAAATATAAATGAAAACCTTCACTATCTTCCTCTTGATAAACTCGGGTAATCTTCCGACCCTTTCTACCAAGTGAATTAGCTTTGCTACAAATGTAATCTAACTCCGCAACTGTTAGTTGATTAACATATGCTATTGCATGTTCCCTAATCATGAGCCTCCTAAAATGGAAATTCTGAGTCATCACGGATCACATCCGGTGGTGTGCAATTTGGGTTCTCGGCTAGGAATTTGTCTACGGCAGTCATGATTTGATCACGGAATCTTTTCTTCGCGCCTTCACTGTCGAACGCAATTAACTCTTTATATTTCTTCTCGCCATCTTTTTCATAAACCTGACTTGGTAGATTAATCCACCGGCGCGCGCCTTCTTCGAAAATCATGACTTCGTGAAGCGTCATATGCCAAGGTTTTATGTACACCGAGCACGTGGCTAATAAAGATTTTTTCATTACAGGATTGATATTTTGAATTTCGATCATGACAACTCCAAATTTTGATTTGATATATTTCCACCATGTCAAAATCAAAATTTAAGTTACACACAAATCGGACAATTTCCTTGAAAAAAGTCAAAACTCATTTAAAGGCGTTTTAAGCTCCTAAAAAACATGGGGGGCTATGTTGATATGTCTTTGTGTAGATAATCGATTATAGGTGCGTTTCTGTAAGTTTAAACGCATGTTTGGTTGAATATCTCGTCACGCCATTTTGATTTAATAACTTTCTGATCAATTTCGAGGCTTTTGGTCATGAGAAAGACCAAATACGCCTGATCGAAGGGTTTTACCCCCTCGATCAGTTCATCAAGTTCGCCTAGAACTCGAAGGCGCGCTTTAATTAAAGAGTTTTTACTTCTTTGATTATCAGTCATTTAAATCCGAAAATAGACTAGATTTATTTTTGTCATTTGCTCTTTTTACCTCGACAGATATCTCATCAAGCTCTTTCAGGCACTCGCTTCGGCCGACTTTGTCGAATTGAAACGTCTTAAGCTCACCCATAATTCGGTTTTTGGCAATATTTACCTCTAGGATTCCCTGGCTTTCGCTCTTGTTGTAGTAATCCGGACGGTGCAGCAAGATGCAGGTGTCCGCATCCTCTTCGATGCTTCCGCTCTCCCGGAAGTCGGCAATCGTGGGGCGCGCTCCAAGTTTTGCACTAGATCGGTTGAGCTGAGCTAGGCACACAATGGGGATATTCATCTTCTTAGCAAGAGTTTGAAGACATTTCGAGATCTCGTTAATGGCCATATGATTGTTTTGGTGCTTACCACAAGCCTTTATTAGTGTTAAATAGTCGATGAATAATATTTCTATCTTGTTAACAATCAGCATCTTCTTAGCATTGTTGCAAAGAGAGATTATACTACTATCACGCATATATTGAAATACTATATTTGACTTTCTAAGTACTTGTGCAGTGTCCTTCAAGAATAAAAACTCTTCGTCAGTAATATCTCCACGGCAAAACTCTGAATAGCTCTTGTGAGCCATGATGCCTATCAGCTTATTGAAAAGCATCTCCACTGTCATCTCTAGAGACATAATGCCTATGCTAATCTTAGGTCCTAAACTCGCCACAAGGTTGAGCATAAACGTGGTTTTACCCATGTGCGAACGCGCTCCTATGTAGGTTAACGTACCTTTCTGAAACCCTCCTATCGTCGAGCATAGCTTATGAAAGCCAAATTCTAGACCTTGATAGAGGGGAAGACCGCGCTTTCTCCGGTCGCGAATCCACTCCATGTTTTGCTCAAAACTTCTCCCATCCCTCACATTGTTAGCTACTTGCTCGCACTTTTTAGGGTCAACTGAATCTTGAGTAGACAAACCCATAATTTGGTTTTGTAGGTCTTCAATAACAAGGTCAAATGGATTGTTGGGTATACAAAGGTTTTCCAACGTATCTTGGAGTATCTTTATAGATTTTCTTGCGTTAGATTTCTCTTTTAATTTCTTTACGTATGAATCATAACTATCTATAGATAAGGTACTTATGTTTATGATGTATTGATCCGAAAGCTCTCCCATCATTTTGTTTATGTTGCAGTAGTTTATCACTTCTCTCGTGGAGAAATTGGGGTTGTAAGCATAGCAACGCTTGATCGCGCAGAAAAGCATTTTGTTCTTAACATCATAATAATCAGATTCATCCGTTTCAGAAGTGATGATGCAAGCAGCTTCATCGCTCCAAAAGCACGAGGCTAAACAGCACTCTTCGGCGTAGATGTCATGGGGCATTGTTAACATTTTCGATCTCCGTTTTGTATTCATAAATTGATTTTATGTTGTTGTAAATAAGGCCTTTAAGCATTTCTGGTTCCTTTTCCTTAAGCGATGCATCATCCACAAAATCCACGATAGCCTGCCTGACGCTAGGTACGTCGAATTGCTTGCAGAGTTGCGTGATGCGACCGGGTGGGAAAGGAAATTCGTTTTCTTGAGCGACGCGGATTGTTTCTTGGATTTTAGCGCGAAGCGTTGGATCCATTTTCCGTTTGGCTGGTTCCGGCAACTTCTTCGATTTCGATGCCGGGATCTTCGACGAAGGAGAAGATATATTCTTAACTTCTTCTTTAGTGGTTTTTTGTTGGTTTTTTGTTGGTTTTTCTGCTGGTTTTTCTGACACGCAATTTATGTCGTAAACATCTGTGTTTATGATAGTTGCAATAGTTCCCTTGTTGGTTTTTCTGAAGGTTGCAATTTGGTAAATGTGTTGGATGCGATGTTGAGCTGCCCTGTATCGATGCCGTGTTAAATGACACGATTCAAAATCACCAATTAAAGCTTCATTTGGCTTTAAATCGTGCTTATTAAATTTTGAATCTTGTCGAAGTGCGCGAAAAGCGATTTGAGTTAAAAGAAGAAAAACATCTAAATCTTTTTCAAAAAGATCTTCGGCTGCGCGTTGTAATTTAATAAATCCTGAAGACATAGCAGATTCCGTTTTATGAAAATTAGGTGGATCTGCTATAGTGAAAGGTATCACTCGTTCACTATGAACACATCCATTAAAACCCGGGTCTACAAACCCGGGTTTTAACTTTTCTATCGGTACTATATTATTTCCTTCAGTAAATTGCAAAGACATATCACCTCACTAGACTGTTAAATTGATAATTATTAAAAACATGACTCTCACTTAGTTATGCGCAAGAGTTATGTAAATTCCTCCATCTAGTGGCAACCATTCCAAAACATTCTCTCTTGCGAGTTCTTTTACCCGCCTGCGGAATGTATTCCAGTCCTCGGACATATCGATATCTATCGCATTTCGCGAAAAGAATATAATTCCATCTTCATTTGCTCTGTTGATGCATTGTAGGTACACCGAAAGTGCTCTAGGACAGTGTCTGGAGATTCTTTCTAAAACTTCTTGCGTGCAGATAGCGGCGATGTTCATATACACCTCATGTGAAATATTTGGAATTGCCACACACTAATTTTAATATTTTTAGTTGTCATCCTAAAACTTACATGTTAGTGTAAATTAAAATTTTTAATAACATTAATCACAAGTCGACTGCATCATGACAGAGCCTTTAGATAGAACGAATTACCTTCGCGTTACGGAAGTGCTCTACCCCTTCAGCGGACTTGCTTGTGTTGATCCAACCGTGCTTCAAAACGCAGCCGATCGCGGAACGCGGGTGCACAAGATATGCGAAGGAATCGCTTCGGGAATGGGAGAACATGGAGTTACGGATGATGTGTGGGGATACGTTGAAAGCTTCAAGCATTGGTGGGGTGAAGGTCGTGCGGTGGTCGAGATGGAAAGACGCTTCTGGGATGATCAACTATGTATTACCGGACAAGTGGACTTCATCCTCAACACTGATAAAGGTCTTGTCATTTGTGACCTCAAAACTTCATCAGCACCTTCTAAGACATGGATTGCGCAGGGATGCGCCTACGCTTACTTGGCTAAGGCATCTGGCTATGACATCCAAGGCATCGAATTCATACACCTTAATAAGCATGGGAAACCTCCAAAAGTCCACTCATACGATTATGACGAGGATTTTTTTTTAGCTATTTTAATGACCTACCTACACTTTTTCGCAAAAGGCTAAAGCATGGACAGAGAAAATACTCCAAAAGCAAACAAAAACTGGCTGCAACAAAACTATGTACCGAGAAAGGATTTTGGTGACCTTGACGAAGAAGAAGCGCTTGAACGCATGCGCAGCGACCGGGAGCGCGAAGTATGGAGCGCAGCCTACAGTGAATTTAATCCGAACCTGAGGAAATAAAATGACAATAGTGAACTATCAATCGCCTACGAGCAATTTAGTGCCTACAGACCATGAAATGATGGTCTTTCAAGTGATGGCCAAACAAGCTGTAGAGAGCAACATGTATCGCGGTGTCGGTGATAAAGCCGGCGTGATGATGGTAATGCTCGCAGCGCGGGAACTGGGTATACCTCCCGTTCAGGCATTAAATGGGGGTATCAATCTCATTCAAGGCAAAGTCGAGATCTCCGCGCGCATGATGTCCGCAATGATCCGGCGTGCCGGGCATTCTATGCAGATTGTCGAGTCCACGGATACTAATTGCACACTAAAGGGAACGCGCCGTGATAATGGAGATACAGCCACTATCAGCTATAGCATCGCAGACGCACAGAAAGCCGGTCTGGTGAAGGTTGGAGGTTCTTGGCATAAGATCCCTAAGGATATGCTATTTGCGCGCTGTATGAGCCGTTTAGCGCGTCAGCTGTTCAGCGATGTTATCGGGATCGGCTATGTAGAGGGTGAGATTAAGGAAGCTATTAAAAAGCAGGAGTCTTACGACTCCAATGCGGAATTACAAACCCTCCAGCAGCCGGCAATCCCCATCAACATTCTATTAGGGGATCTTCAGGAAATGGTTGAAGATGCTGATAAAGAACTGATTGTGAAGTATGCGCGCACTGTGCAAGAACATTTTGGCTGGACAGAGGAGCATACACTTTTGGAATTTCTTCTTGATAAAGATCATACGCTAAGGAAGTTTGAGGCATGGAAATTGAAGCAATAAAACAGTGCACGATTTGTCGTAAAACCGTGAAAGAGAGACATCCATATGATCATAACGCCTGTGTTCCTTGTGGTGAAAAGTATTTTAAAAGCATTAAGCCTGCTCTTACTCTTGATATGGAAGGTTTGACGCCTAAACAGAAGTCGGAAGTAATCCGTGAATGTATTAAAGATCATATGCATAAAGAGAATATGTACCGAGCATTTACACAGGATGCAAAAGCATCCTGTTATAGAGGGTACTTAGAACATACCGCTGTTAAGAAGGGTTTTTCTTAAGAGATTGAAACACTTCAGAAATTGCATCTAAGGATGCATTTCTTAAGTCATGGTCTTTCACATACTCGTCACCGAAGTGCGCACTCACTTGATTGATCGCATTTAATAGCGATGCGATGTGCGATAAGCCTAATTCATCTTTTAGTGAGCCAAATAATTTATCAAACATAGGTTTCTCCATTTGTTTTTTTTCTGCAAAGCACTCGGATGAGCGCCACAATTTACTCTTAGCATATTCAAATAGACTCATTTCTTCTTCCCTCCGCGTGCCTCGCTGTATGCGATCGCGACGGCTTGACGTTGAGGCTTTCCGGCTTTCATTTCTCTCTTTACATTCTGACCAAAACCTTTCTCAGTCTTAGCAGCTTTACCTTTGACTAATGGCATTATTTCTTCCCTCCGTAGTTGTGCTTTCCGGCTTTCTTTGTGATTGCAAAGCCTTCTTTCTCTGTGTCAGGAATATCCTGCTTCTTAGGGTTTTGTACCTTCATGTCTTTAGGCGAGGGTTTTGGGCCTTTCTCTGATTTTTTCATATTAAACTTTTGGTAATGGGATTGAAATCTGCGGCGAGACAGTAGGTGTTTCTGTCTGTGTGTCTTGAATAGTGTCTGTAGCAGTGCCTTGAGTATGCGCCATCGACACATTGTAAGTACAACTTGCCATTAATGCGATGAATGCTAATAGTATACAGTTTCTCATAACTCCCTGAGGTAACATGTTAAAATTATTGTTTGTCGTTTCTGTATTGTTTTCATCTAGCAATTTATTTGCAAGCAATGTTGTCTACTGGCTTGAAGAGGCTTGTGTTTATTATGGAAAAGATGACCATTACCATCTATGGGACGGATATCATGACTATCGCATAGAGTATATGTCGCACGATATAAATAATTGTGAATGTTTGTCTACATTGCGATAATGTATCAAATATTTTTTAACCATTAAATGCAAGATATTGAGCAGTAAATCGAACGTCATATGCTCCGCTTCCACCTATTTGAGAATTTAAAAGCAGGTTGGATGTGCTGTTATTGTAAATGAATTGAATAGTGTTACCAGGTGTGGTGAAACGCGTGTCTCCAGTATTAACATAACAAGGCCAAATTTGATTAAAGCCACTTGGATTGACTAATATTCCAACGCCACACGGAGTAAATGAGTTGATTCCCGGATAAGGAGTAGATAAGTTTGTTGTGACACTCCCTGCACCTGCATTTGCATTCCCTGTATAATTCATTAACACATAGACCATTCCAGTTAAATCTATTTTATAAATATATGTCCTATTTGAAGCATTACTTGGAGCAGTTCCTCCATTTGGTAAAAAGAATGAATTAGCCACCGCATTCATGACACCTTGAGGCATAGTAAAATATATTCCTTGTTGGAAAAGTCCTATACCATCAGTATTTCCTAAAGTTTGGATAGCCCAATCATTTGTAGACGCATTTCCTGTTTGCATACGGAAAGATCCTACAAGTACGCATGGATTACCGGCATAATTGGCTACTGTCGGTGCAGTTGGTGTACCAGTATTGATATCTAATAAGAAGAAGCTGTTCGGCGCTTGAGAGACGATGGAAGCTGATGTGTTGATTAATCCACTTGAAGGTGCACTCGTACAAGTTGGATTTAAACTGATTCCAAACGCCGGAGCACTTGCAGGCGTAGAATTTAAAATCGCATAAAGAAAGAAAGGTCTATCTTGATTCCAATTATTTCCTGTGTATTGATATGGATACCATCCCGCG